TGTATGGACTACTGAGTGTTTTGTCAAAAAAGGTTGGAACTTCAATGCCATCGTATAAAGGATTCGCTCACCATCTTGCGTATTACAGAAGCGGTTGCTCCAAAAAGACGTACCATGGAAAAACATGTCGCAAACTCTCTGGAGGCGGAAGAACTAAAGCCAGAGACCATGCGAAGACGTATAGGATTTCTCATATTAAATTACTTTGATTTAGGTTTCGTGAATGCTTGAACGGTAAGACGTGCGTGTTTAGCTGAATACACTTCTGGTCGTTTTTCACGGGGTCGTTTCTTTCTTTCTTGTCGTGTTTTAGGGGGTTCGTCCATTTGGAGGTTCTATTACTTTGACGCAAAGAAATCCATTTTAATACATTCCGTAGCCCATTCCCTTCATTTCTTCCATTCCACCCTTGCGTGACTTGCGCCCCCTGCGAGTTCGCTTGCGTCCACCGACTGGGGCTGGGCTCATGGGACCGCTGGACAAACTCGGGGATCCCTGAACATCAGCACCACCCTTGTAGGTCTTCTTGGCCATCTTGAGGATGTCGCCAAACTTCTTTCCCTTGTGTGACTTCATCGTCTTCTTAACATGCGCTAACCACTTATTTGCCATTTTATTAAGAGGTGAAGAAGTTATTGTAACCCGGCTGGCTTTTCAACGAATCCTTTTGATGAAGTTGAATTTTCAAACAAAAGCCATTGACATCCATTTGCAGACGCGAGGCGAGGATCTAGAATCTCCTTTCCAAATGTAGAATCTGGAGCAACAATGGTAATTGCTGATCGATTATACGCAATAAGTTCATATTCATCACGAGGATACATTGCTTGAGCATATAAGATACGACGTAGTTTAGATTCAGACCAGGATAGGTTGATAAGTTCTCCTAATTCTGATCCTCGAACGTTATCCGATACAATAATTAACCTATTTTTCAGATCATCTAACGGTGTAGAGGGTTCTACACCTTTGACCAAATGACGACGAACAGTTGTTTTGATACATTCAGCAGCTTGATTTAGAGTCACGTTATTGACTGAATGAGGGACTATTGATAAGATGAATGGTTCTTCAGTAGTTTCCCAAGCTTGAATTAAGTCTACACATACTGAATCAAACGTCCAGTAGTCATATGCATAATCATATCCTAAATTCAATGGTTTTTTAGCTACAATTGGCTTTCCGTTCTCATCTGCGTAGAGGTGAACCTCTAGCAGACGACGACCACTTGAAATGACATCTTTGACTTCTTCGTAGACACCACCTGTTGCATAGTAGTCGCATAGACGTTTTCGTGTTATACTCTCAGGTACACCATTTTCATCCGTAGTTGCATCATGCCAAATTGAATATCCAAGAATTCCTACAAGTCCAAGTCCGATGGCTAGTTCCATTACTTCTTACCCGTTTCTATTTTTGGAACTCTGAACAAGAGTTGACGAAATCCATTAATTACATCATCTGGAATACGGCTTTCCATAGGTTGTTCCATCAAACAGGCTCTGTGGAAATATAAACAATACATTCCACATTCAGAATCTTTGAATTGATGCCTCGTTGCATTGAAGGTCATTTTCATTGGTTGTGAGTGTTTCTTAGTTGCGTCCCATTGTTCCTTCCAACGTTTCATGAGCCGCTTGATTTCCTTCTCAGGAACATGAGCATATGAATCGAAATAAGTAATACGAGGATATTCTAGCTCTTCACGAATATCACAAAACAAAGCAATCCAATGTTCACCAGGTCCATCATGAGGATCTGTGTTAAATATAATTCCAATTTGATCGTATTTTTTAGAGAGTTCTGTTAGTTTCATTTCGCAAAGTGAACTTACAATACATTCATTTGTCTCTGACTTCAAATCAAAGTCAATTGGAATACATCCTACAAAGTAATACTTTGGAAAGAGTTCCATGTAGTTCTTTTCAACATGATCAATATCATCCGATGATAACCATTCATATCGGTTTACACTCCATTGTTTAGGTGCTCTAGGTCTTTGCATCAAGGATGAAACAATACACTCTGCAGATCCTGTAGAACACTTGTCTTGAAGACGATGTTGAATGTTTGTCCACATTTCTTCAGGCGTTCCCTTTGGAACTGGAGATTCCTTTGAATTTTCTTTATTATAGACTGTTCGGAGTCGTTCAATTTCTTCGTCATCTAGCCAAGACATCCCTTGTTTAAAACGGATACTAAATCATTCAAGCAATGAACAGTATACCATGGAAGCTCTTAAACCCATTCTCACAGAATATGCCGAAGTTACCCGTAAGCTCAATGAAGTTAATGCTCGTGCCTCTCAACTTCGCGATGAACGCCGAACCGTTGAACTAGATCTAGCTGCTTTGTATGCGACTTCCCGTGATGCCTTACCCGACAAGATTAGTCTTGCAACATCGGGTATGACATTTGCTGTTAAATATCCAAATCAGTGGAAAAAAGGTTGGACGCTTTCAAAGAAAGAATTGAAAGCGTATCTAGATGAATTAGTTCCTCAAAAAAGTGAAGAGTTGATGCTTGAAATTGTTAAACGACAAGAGGAGAAGATGGTGGAAAGTGATTACGGTTTTGAGCTTAAAGTCATTGCAAAGCGGGATTGAGTTTCATCTTTAAGACTTTCTTCAATCTCCCGTAGGGTCTGCTGAATTTCTGCAAGTTGTTGTTTAGCTTCATCCAAACTTTGATGGGGAAGGAACCCTTTTTGGATACGCGAAATCATGCACACCAACGAACCATTCGTGCTCAAGAGACGGGTAGCCAAGGTATGTAAAGGCTTCACCATCAACGTGATATGATACTCAACAACACAATATTTTTAAATGCCATTGAAAATGGAACTTTCAGTTTAAACTGTATACTTGACAAATGAGTTCAATACTTCAAGTAGGAGACGGTAAATGTTGGAGTCACGATGGAAAATATATGGGAAAATTGAAAAGTTTTAAGTTGATTGGTCGGGTGTATGATCCTGATCCTGAATATACATTTGAAAAAGGTATAGTAAGTGGGTTAGGTTTGAAATTTACTGAAGTTCCATGTGAAGTTCCTAAATACCGTCATCTTCCCGCTGCAGGAAGTAAGCATGTAGTTTCTCCGACATTCCACGAACACTAAATTCAAATACACCATGCCAGTTGGGTCGCATAATCGTTCGTACATCTCGAATTCCATCTAGTATTGCGTGGCGATCTACATACCTGCGATTGACATGAGTTCCATGCCATAAATGATAGACTGAACCTGAGATGCATGAGATACGAGGTTTTGGAAGACTCGAGAACTCTTTGAAGGCAGGAATCAATGCAGGTTTGAGATAGGTTGTTGGAAACTTGACATCTAACCATGCAGCTGCTGAAAGTGTATCTCCACTTCCTGTGATTCCATATTCAAAGAATCCTACCTTGCGAAACCACTTGCGACGGAAAGCCCATGCAAAACCTGGATGAAACTTATGATCAAAGTTTTGTTTACGATCCATGTAAAGAACGGATAACCGTTCTTGCATGATTTTTGTATACGTGATATCCATCCAGACTGCAGAAGTAAACGGCTGAACTACATCATTTTTGTTCAATGCATCTGAGACTTCACAATACCAGTGAGGATTGCCAAAGATGATATCGGCATCCAAGAACAATACTTTAGAAAACCACCAAGGAATCTTGGATTCAAGAATGGTGCAGAGATTCTCCTTGTGGAACAGAATGGATTTACTCCAGACATGAAAGGCATCTTCTATCTCAGGTTCTTGTTTATCAAAAACAAGTTCTAAAGTGTAATAGGGGATCTTTGCGAGTTTGAGTTTTTCAATTGTGTAGAAGTAGTTCATGACCATACGCTTGGACTTTGCAGGATTGAAGAACACTAACCCAACAGCCATGTCACATTTCCATGGAGTGTTATATCGAACATTTGAGAGTTCAATCAATTTAGCAGTTTCTTGTTTTGGCAGAGGATCTGGTTCTTCAGTATAAGCCATGGATTGAGCAGCTCCCATTGTGTAGAAAAACGGATAAAAGATTGGATAGAAACTACAAGCCATAATGACAGATGTCTACTCACCTTACAATGCCCGTAACCGATTCTTTACAGAGAAGGATATCCACCGTATATTGCATCGCCATGGTTTGCCTCATTATCGTGTATCAAATTCAAGAGTCTTTCAAACCGCAATGGTTCATACCACCTATGTCAAACGATCTGAATACACTACACCCGATGGACGACCGGCGTCTCTTGCTCCGTGTCCCTCTGGTGTCATGCCCCTCCAAGATGAATCGTATGAATGTCTCGAGTTTGAAGGAGACTCAGTCCTTGGAGTGTGCGTTGCTACCTATCTACGACGCAAGTATCCTGACAAAAAGCAGGGATTCCTCACTGATGCTCGTAAAGAGCTCGTCAACAATGAGCGTATTGGAGCCTTATGTCAAAAAGTCGGACTTGATACATTCTATGTCATTTCTAGGCACAACGAGGAGTCTGTGGCTATTAATGGACGACGAAATATACAGAAACTGGGAGACATATTTGAAGCTTTTATTGGTGCGTTATGGACAGATTGTGGAAACCGATTCAATATTGTCTACGTATTCGTTACCAACGTTCTGGAGGCCTATTTGGACATCCAGGATGTTGTCACTACTATCACCAACTACAAGGATATCTTTCAGAAGTATTGCCAGCGCGAGTTTGCGACAACTCCTACGTATACTATGATAGACTCTAGCGATGCTTTAATTCGGGTAACGATCACATTAAAAGGAAAAATTATGAAAGAAACGGGTGAAGGAACCACTCGCAAGAAAGCAGAACAGATGGCTGCTAAACAAGCTCTAGAAGGATTTGGAGTTACTTTCTCCTCTGCGTGATGACTCTAGCATTTCTACCACATTTGAATCGTTTCAGTGTTCGTCCTCTCTTCCACAAAACTGATTTAACACAGACCGCAATAGGTCCTTTTTCATTGCGAAAGGTCTTCCTAACCTTCTTGATACACTTACAAAACCTATTTGTTTGACTAAGCTGTCTCATTGTGTCAAACCCAGAAGAATATATCCTCACAAAGAATAAACATAATGGGCGGTGGTCTTCTACAACTCGTTGCTTACGGTGCTCAGGATGCATATATCACTGGAAATCCTCACATTACCTTCTGGAAGGTTCTCTACAAGCGTCATACCAACTTTGCCATGGAGGCGTTCCGTGTGAACTTCACTGGCGCCCCTCAGTATGGTCAACGTGTCGTTGCCGTCATCAACCGTAATGCGGACTTGATGTACAAAACCTATTTGGAGGTCGTTCTTCCAGACACTCAAGCAGCTGCAACAGGTTCTTTCAATGTATTGTGGACACAAGGAGGTCAACGTCGTCTTGGATATGTTCTTCTCAAGAAGATTGAAGTAGAAATTGGAGGACAGATTATTGATACTCACTACGGTGAATGGCTCTATTTGTGGGAGAATTTGACATCCAACGTTGATAACTCCACTAAGTTAGATGCGATGACTGGAGGACAACAGGGTGGTACTTTTTCTACTAACGTATCTTGCGGTGGTCGCCCAAGTATATTGTACATTCCCCTTCAGTTCTGGTTCTGCAGAAATCCTGGTTTAGCTCTTCCTTTAATTGCTCTTCAATACCATGAGGTTCGTATCAATGTTACATTGTCTCCAGCAACAGATCTTGTAAGTAGGGGTACATCATTTAGCTCAATCTCTGCTGCAGCTGCTGCATTGCCTCAAATAAGAGATATGTCTCTCTACATTGACTATATCTATTTGGATGTCGATGAGCGTCGACGATTTGCTCAGCAGTCACATGAGTATTTGATTGATCAACTTCAGTATGGTCTTCAACAGACACTGACAACTGCAAATGCCAGAATTGACTTGACATTGAATCACCCTGTCAAGGAGTTGGTGTGGGTTTTCCAAGATGCTCGTAAGACGGATTGTAGTTCTACAACAACGATTACGGCTGGTTACACACAACCATTCAGTTACGATGACATTGCAGACCGATGCCGTCTACAAATCAACGGTCAGGATCGATTTGATGAGCGATATGGTGACTACTTCTGGAAGGTTCAACCTTATCAGCACCACTCAGGAGGCGGTTTCTGGCCTGCACGTAACGAATCAGTAAGCGTTCGTGGAACGCCTACTAACCTAACACAGAATGCTGCGCTTACTCTGACCGCCACAACCGGTGCAACACAACCTTACACCGGTTTCACTGGAACGCTCCTTCCTGGTATGACTCTTACACAGGGTTCAAACACCGGAATAATTGCGTCGATTTTTCCCACGAGCGTAACAGCTGGTAGCATCGTTCTGACCGCATCGTTTGCAGCTACAGCTGCTGCTGCTACAGCTGCGTTCTCTACAACCCCTGCCTCGACTGTGTTTGCGTCTGATCTTGAAATCACCTCCACTTCTGATTTTGCTTCAACCTACCAAGCCGCAAACCCAATTAACGTGTATTCCTTTGCACTCCAACCCGAGGAACATCAACCATCTGGAACCTGTAACTTCTCACGTATCGACACAACCACTCTTGTGTTTGATAGTATAACCAGTGGAGCAGCAGGAACATTCCCATCTAAAGCATTCCCTTACAACTTCCGACTCTACGCAGTGAACTACAACATCTTCCGAGTTATGTCTGGAATGGGTGGACTTGCATACTCCAATTAAATCAACAACTAAACCACTAAGTATAATGATTAAGTTGATAGTCGTTTGTATAATTATTATTGGTCTTGCTTGGATCTTGATGCATCCTCAAACCTATTTTAGAAAAGAGTCACCCACTACACGTTTGTATTCGGAAGGCACCCGTGAAGTCCTAAGGTCTGCTGGATCATTATCGGCGCCAACTGACCCTTCCCAGGGCATTTTACGTGGTCACGACCAAGGATATGACCAATTTCATGTGAGATAACATACTGACGATAACCGTTTAGATCTTGACCACTCTTTGCAGAACCATATTTCCAGTTATCAGCATTGATTCTCACTTCATGTCCTCCTAACTCTGCGCACGATAAGGTGTCAGCACACCCTATCTTGCGAAGACCTGCCTTTGATGTAAGATGAATTATAACTTGAGGATTACGCTTCACTTGAAAAAAACGATATCCCTTTGACTCCCACCCATTTGGATCCGCTAAGCAGATCGCTACATCTCTTGCGAAGTCTGTTAAAGAAAAATCCACATCTGGATCTACGACCACACTATACGTGATACGCTTCATTGATTTCAAGTGTTATTTTTAATCAAGCTCCAGATGCTTCATCAAAGTATCCATGATTAACGATTTAGTTTTATGAGTCATTCCTTTATGTTCTAATACACATCCCACCCATCCTCCATTGTCCCACATCAATTCAAGTAAGAGTTCAACATCTTGTGTTTGAGTTAATCGTATCACCCATCTGTCAAACTCTTTTGTGATTTCATACTTCATATCTGGAAAGTTCAGTTCAGTTAACATTTTAGAAATAGGTTGCTCCATTGTAATGCTGACTTACCAGTATCAAAAAAACTAATCCATTTTAAATACTAAATGTACTTCCTGTTTGAAGCTGTTATCGTTGGGTTGTTATTATTGCCTATCTTTTGGGTCACTGAAAAAGCAGGATTCTCAAAGTGGGTTACAGTGTTCATTGCAGGAGCATTGTTCCACATCACTGCAGAGTTGACTGGAATTAACAAAGCTTATGTTCTGACAAAGCTTTAGAGAGTTCATCGTAGGTTCCATAACCATACCCACATAAATGTCCTACGAACCGATCACGTTTAGCTTGTAAGAACTCTGTTCCTTCAATTATTTTTTCAAATAGAATAAATGCATCTATGATTGAAACATAAATTGGTTTAATATCGGTCCAATGATTGTGAGGAAGAAAATGATTAATACGTTTGAGTGAATCATCATCAAATGGTACACTCAACTGAATGAGTTTGTCTAAGAGAGTTACTGAAATTGTTTTAGTTAGATACGCCATTGTGCATAAGGTTGAAAGTATTGGTTGTAATGGATCCATTTTAAATAGAGTTTCGTCCAAAATGGATTCGTTTAATTCAAAGGAGACGATGTTACCCCCATAAAAAACGAATGAAACCCTCTACACCTACAATGCCTTCAAAGATGAATTCTATTATCAACCCCAGTGAAATCAAAACCCATGGCGATCTACTGGTTTGTTTTAAAACCCCTTTAGTTACCCCTTCAAGTATCATGAAAGATGCAGAAAAAGTGTCACCTCAATATGCAGGATTTGTGTTTGAAGCAATCTGTCGCATTTTCGGAGGATTTCGTATTATCGATCCAAACGCCCATTTATATGTTGGAAATTCAAATGCATCCCATAGTCTAAATCCTGTTGTCAACTGGAGACAGGATTTTATCGATCGCTCTATTGTATCTGGAAATACAGATGGATTTTCTGATATTTCCTATATGTCTAAAGGAAACCTTGTACTGTCTTCATGCAAGTATATCTCCGCTGATTCTTCTCTTGAAGCATATGACATTGACAAGATCTATAATATAGGTCGCAACTATCGAGGACATAAGATCGCATTGTTTGTCAAGGACAAGACAGCCTTTAATGCTAAATACAAAGCTGCACATACTAAGAGCAATCGTATGGTTGACAATGTATACGACATTGAAGATCTCGATGCTCGTCTAAAAGACCTACTCAATGTTTTGAAGAGTTACAACTTCAACTTGTTGGAGATTGTCAACAAGTACCTCTCAACCAATAAGACACCGTTGAAACTCAAGTTTCATCAGATTCTCTGCAAGTTCTATCTGCGTCGTTGTAGCAAAGAACAGCTAACGCATATGATTGAGATGAAATGTCGTGGAGGAAAGTCGTACATGATGGCAAGTGATATCATCGAACACTCTTCTAAATGTGTTTTGATTCTAACTCCAATTCCATCAGAAACTAAAGATGCACTTGTTAAGATGTTTCATTCACTCATTGAATTGGATGGGTATGAAATCATTGAACTAAAACGTGGTGCTAGAATTCCGAATTCCGAGAAAAAAATCTTCATAGCTTCGAAGCAGTTCTTTGACAAGCATGTTAATGATGAGCAACTCACTAGTTTGAAGTTTGATGCAGTTTACTTTGATGAGATGCACTTCACTGGTCTCACTAAAAAAGCTAAGCTAATTTTCAGCACTCACGTACAGAAAGATACACGCACAGTCTACTTAACTGCAACTGGTGAAAAGGTCAAGTGTAATCTCGGAATTACATCCGAGCAGACATTCCAATTTCAGCTTGAGCATGAAGACTTATGTCGTGATGGAAATGTTGAGGGACTTTGTCAGATGTATTCTCCAGAGATTGTTCGTCAGTCATTGATTGAAAAATATGGAGACTCTAAGGATTACTCTGCAGAACTCAAGAAGGATTACGCAAAAATGCCAAAACTCACTCACATTGGTGTCACTATGAACAAGGAGTTTCTCAAACGTATCAAGAAGCCAGTTACTGAATATACGTTTGACATTGACGAACTACTTCGTATTGAAGATGGTAACTTCGTACACCCAGATAATGTCAACGAGTTTCTCAATCTACACTTTGGACGTTCTGGTGCAGGACAATCAAGCAACATGAAGAAGATTAAGAAGTATGGAGGTCGTGTTAACGACACTAAGTTTGTTCCAACACAACTCTGGTTTCTTCCTCAAGGAAAGGACGGTGGAATTAGTGGTGTCAGCAACTGCATGGAGGAAGCAATTCTTAACCACAGAGGATTTGGAAAGAACTACAAAGTTCTTAAACTCAACGGTGAAGAGATGAGTGGTAAGAACAATCTTTTAGAAAAAAGAATCACTGATGCTGAGAAGAAGGCTATAGAAGATGGAAATTCCGGCCTAATTGTTCTTCTCGGAAGCATGTGTAACATGGGTGTAAGTCTTCCTAAAGCAGATATTGTTGTGATGCTGAACAACATTCATGAGATGGATAGGTATACACAAATGATCATGCGATGCATGACAGAGGATGAAGGCAAAGAACGTGGATTTGTTGTAGACTACAATCAGAAGCGTCTTCTTCAGTTCTGTCTATCGATTGTCAAAAGCTCAGGGCATACAGAAGTTGAGCGTATTCTGCAACAGGCAACAAAGATTATTGATATTGATAATGAGGACTTCATTACCGAAGAAAAGACTGACCTTATCAAGCATCTCATGAGTGTGTGGTCTAACTCAGATATCAATCGCCCAGCAGCAATCTGCAGTCGACTTGAGAATGTGGCAAGAGATATTGTCATTACTCGTGATGATCGCATGCGATTCAAATCCTTTATGAAAAATGTCAGCAACAAAAAGCTTTTAGAACCAAATGATGCTTCCTTGTTTGAAGATGATGACAGAGTTGACGATCTATCGGTTACATCTTCTGGAAGTAGGTCTACCACATCAACTAATTCAGAAGAAGAGATAGTTGAAGAGGTACCAGACTATGCATTAGAGATATCACGAACTCTACCATTCTTCACAGCTGTTCTTACTGCAGGAGATTCAGACACAGACTTCATCAGTCTTCTCAATAAGATCAAGAATGATAACCAGATGGCAGATGCTTTCGCAATACAATGTAAAACTTGGTGGTCAGGAGCAAATATGGATGGCTTTATTGATCTTGTAATTGAAATCTTCTCGCGTAGAAGTCCTAGCAACCTTCACACAAGCCGCGAGATTAATTCAAGCATTAAGATGTTAAAGAACGAGATGGTTCGAATGCTTGATGATAAGAAGGCATTGTTAGAACTCATTAACTCTATGCTTCGTCCTAAGAAAGTTGAGAAGAAACAGTTTGGTGAAGTCTTTACACCACTTGATCTTGTTGACAAGATGTTGGATAACATCCCTGCAGAAAGATTCAAGGATCCTTCACTCAAGTGGTTTGACCCTGCAGCTGGCATTGGAAACTTTATGGTCTGCATATATTATCGCCTAATGAATGGTCTTGTATCTTCATTCCCCGACCCAAAAGAACGCCAGAAACACATCATCAACAATATGCTTTACATGAGTGAGATTGGTGCAAAGAATGTTTCTGTGGTAAAACTCATCTTTGGAGACGATTGTAACATTCATTTCGGAGACACTCTAAAGCTAAATGTAGCTGAAAAATGGGGAATTGAAACCTTTGATGAAGTCGTTGGCAATCCACCATACAACAATGCCAGTGGTAACAAAGGAAAGGGAAACTCTCTATGGGATGTGTTTATGAAGAAAGCCTTTGTAGAATGGGTAAAGCCTAATGGACACTTGACGTTTGTTCATCCACCACTATGGCGTCAGTATGGTCATGAACTATTGAAAATGATGTTGGAGAATCAGATACTCTATCTTGAAATTCACTCAGTTGACGACGGTAATAAGACATTCAAATGCTCAACTGCATATGATTTCTATACTGTTCGAAAGTCTCCATGTTCTGGCTCTACTAAAATCGTTTGTCAGGAAGGAAAGGAACAAATGATTGACCTTCGCACTTGGAAGTTCATTCCAAACACAATGTTTGATGTTGTTGAGAAGATGTGTTCTTCAGAGGAGAAGCTCAATGTGTTCTATAGCCGAAGCGACTATGGTCACGACAAGCCTCATGTAGTCTCTACTCAAAGTGAGACTAACAAATATCCTGTGATATACACTATCTCAAAGGATGGTACACCTACTATTCATTGGTCTTCTAGAAACGACAAGGGACACTTTGGAATTTCCAAATTCATCTTCTCAAATGGAGCTGGATTCCTACAAGATCCTGAAGGAACATATGGAGTAACACAGTGGGCGTATTATATCGCAGCTCCTCCAAGTGATCTCCCTAACATTGAGAAGGCATTCCGTTCACAGAAGTTCCAAGAACTACGTGCTGCTATCAAAGTAGATAGTTCATCTTACAACATTCCGCTAATGAAGCTGTTCTCCAAGAACTTCTGGACACTCTTCATTGACGAGTAAATCGTCATGCACCCGTCATGCACCCTTTTCGCGACGTGTATAGTCCAGGGGAGGGGTATTCTTTTTCAGTGGTCGCACCACAAAGTCGCGCCCCTCTAATAAGTAGTGGTGCCTAAAAAAACAGCAGAGCCTAGTAAAGCATCCCCGCAAAATGTATATGGT